TTCCGTTCATGAGTTCGTACATGGTACTGACAGGGACTTTCGAGCGCTTCGCCAGCCACTGCGCATCCTTGCCGAGTTCCCTCAGCCGATCCTTGATTCTTTTTCCGAGCGACATATTTCGATTTTGACGGGAAACCGTAACGGTATGCCGTTGACATTGAGTACGTGATCCCGTAATTTCGACGGCATGAGTACATGGGCCAAGCGGATACGGGACCTCCAGGAAGCGGGGCTCAGACTCTCGGAGATCGGGGAGAAGATCGGAATGTCGACTTCTGGGGTTGGCGACATCGCAAGCGAACGTACCGATTCGCCCCGAGGCGATGCCGCGCTCGCGCTCGATAAGTTGCATCGGGAGATGTGCCCCAGCGAGGCCGCCTAGATGCGCAGCGCATTTTTTTTTGACACCCACCGTTTCACTTAATCCGTGGCTATTCCGCTCAAGGACTTTCGCCTAGGGATCACGGATGCCATCGCGGCTGCGCTCGAAGCTGAGAGTATCGCCTTCGACAAGGATATGCAGGTTGTAGCGCGGGAAATCCTTCAGGATTGGGCTGATCGTAAACATCGTGCCTACACGGTATATGCCAAGCGCGTTCTGGCGAACGGCATGCAAACGGAGTTACCCGGCTTCGAGGTGGCAGATGCCGGAAGACGACGGAGTGGCCAGAAATGAAGCGCGCCACACGAATACTAGAGCGGGGCAGTCAATCGCAGTTTGAGTATCGTCCAGCAGACCGGCGCCAGGGTAGACCGAACGATTCGAATAGACGGATCCATCGGGACTGGTGTCGTGGCGAAAGGGACTCTGCGGTGCGATCCCCTTTGGCACGTCGTCCCGGCCGCGCGGTGCTCCGCCGGCCGGTGCGGCCGAGCGGGGCGTTATTGCGCGCCGCACCAACGATCAGCCTGCAATTTCCCATTGGCAGCTTAGCTGCACCACGGCCGCTAGTTCTGTCAGAAAAACTGCCGTTTGCGTGTCAGACGTGAGCGGTTGGATCAAAATCGAGAAGGCGCTGGAGACCGATCCGCGAACCAACCGGATGGTAAAAGCGCTCGCGAAGCTATGGAGCTTCTCGGGAAAAACCGAGGCAGATGGCATCGCAGACAAAGGTAACGCAATACCGTTACCAGCTGTAACGGTGGTGTGCGGCGCCCTGACACGCCTATGGATTCACGCCGACTCGCACATCCGCCAAGACAACTCTCTCGATATGAGCCCGACAGAGATAGACGAATGGCTGGGCATTCCAGGTTTCTGCAATTTGATGCCCGCCGAGTGGCTCGTCCTGTTGGACGATGGGCGCGTGGAACTGCCTGATTTTCTAGAACATAACGGTGTTGAGGCCAAGAGAAAAGCGCTCGGGGCAAAGCGAGTCGAGAATCATCGGATACGCAAGGAAGTTACAGGCTGTAACGCACCTAAGTTACCAGACCAGACCAGACCAGACCTAGACCAGACCATATATGAGACGCGCGAAAGTGCTCCACGGGAAACCGAGTCGGAGATCCGCGTGCGCGTCTCAGGGATCAAGGACGTTTACCCGAAGGCCGCGCGGCCAGACTGGATCGGCGGCGAACACGCACTGCGCATGGCAGTCGAAACCGGCAAAGGCACCTGGGATGAAATCTACGCGGGAGTAGTGCGATACGCGGCGTACTGCGAAGCGACGTGCCGCCTGGTCAGCAATCCGGCGAAGTTCTTTGCCGATGTCGACCGGCCGTGGACCCATGCGTGGGACATCCCCGTCGCGAAGCCGAAACCCGGCACAGCACCAGCGCGCAACGATGACGCGGCATGGGCCGAAGCGAAGTTCACAGCCAAGGAAATCGCTTTCCGCGAGCCCTACCCAGGCGAGACGATAACGAGCTACGCGCGTCAGGTGAAAGAATTCAAGGATAGGCCGCCAATGGTTCCGCTCGCGGAGCGCCGCGGACTCGCCGGCATCAAGCAGATTGGTGCGAAATCGAGTTCCAAGGCGAACGCTCAATGAGCAATGAATTCAGGCAGTTTGACGATGAAATGGCTTTCGCCGAACAAGTGCACACGTCTGCACGCGCCCCTATCGCCCGCGGCGCAACCGACTCGCGCATCCGTCGTGAGCGAATTCGGACGGCAATTCTCGAGTGCGAGCTCGAGGACACAACCTTTCGAAAATACGCCGATGGGCGATGTGAGACGTATCGGACAGCATTCGAGCGGCTCTACGGTGAATCATTGGAAGTGAAGCAACTCAAGGGGAAACGCGCGTGAAGACCTATTCGCAGGCGCCCGACGCCGATTTCAGTATTGAGAAAATACAGGCAGCTCATCACCAGGAGCTCAGAGGCGTGACCGTCGCGGCGCTGTTTGTCTTTGACCACGAGTCGAGCGAGCCCGTGCTGAAACATCAAGGATATCCGGCAGGCGCGGTCGTGCGCATCACACCACTCAAGGATCGCGCGTTCGGCATCGCGGACGCACAGATCCTCATTGATCGCGCTGGATGGCTCACGCTTTCTCAGGGTCAACGCGATGCGTTGGTCGACCACGAGCTCACCCATCTCACGAGAAAGGTGGACAAGGAAACCGGCGAGATGCTCGTCGACATCCTTGAGCGCCCCAAACTGATGATGCGCAAGCACGACCATCAATTCGGCTGGTTTGATGAGATCGCGGAGCGGCACGGAGAATCAAGTCCCGAGATGAGGCAAGCGCGGCGGCTCATGGAATCCTCGGGTCAGCTGTATTTCGATTTTGAACCTCGATCGCCGCAAAGGCGCGCGGCCTCGGGCGGTGGAAATGTAAGTCACATCACAGGAGTGAAATTCAATGACCAACAATCTACGAATTCCCGTTCCGTCCCGCCGACCTCCGCGCCTACCACGTGATCACTTTGCAATGAGGCCGAAGATCTCAGGAATCCAGCGAATCATGCGCGCGATTCTCCTTGTCGCTGTAAGCGCGCTCGCTGTCGCGATTTACCTGCACCCACACATCAAATGACCCGCGTCGGACGCTTCGATCAGCGCGGATATCTCGTTCGCCAGCTCTTCGGGTGCGGCAAGCGCCAGGTGTTCGTCATCCCTGGTGCAGTAAAGACGCGCACCTGGCGATTCAAGACCGGTGTATCCGCGCAAGCACAATCACTCGCCGACGCACACGAATGGCTCGATCAGTATCTGGAAAAAATACGAAATAGACTCAATCAAGGGGTATCGCATGGAGCGAACTGAGATGAATGGAAAAGCGGGTAACCCGCATACCGGGACCGATAGCAAGACCGCGTTCAATTTGGTCGATCCCGCGACAAAACAGCGTTACCTGGTCCGTGAAATGAGCCATGCACAGCTCGCGAGCTTCCGTGCCGGTGTCGCCGAAGTAAGTCACGCAAAAATGAAAGCGACGATCACACGCCTATCGCTGATCGTGCCGAACCCGCTCGATGCGAGTCTCATCATCACGCTGTTCGAACAGGCTGTGATAAATGCTGCGCTGCTGCTGGTGCTCGAGTACGAACAAAATCGGCGCGCGAACCTCACCGAACTCGTCGTACCCTAACCATGGAAATTACCGTCGTCATCAAAGCGGCCACCGCGAAGGGAATTGATCTCAGCCACATCGGCGGCATTGCGAGCAATCTTGATGGGATTGCTGCGCGGCGCAAGCTCACGCGCGCCGAGATCAAGAGTCGCCGTGAAGATAAGCTCGGCCTCGATGTGCGCGACACTGTGAGGGGCCGCGAAAGCCGCACCTATCGTCAACCGGCCTGGACAGTCGCTGAACTGGGACGCGCCGCCCAAGGATTAGGTCCGATTCCTTGGAATGCCGCGCTGTATTCGTTTGCTGGAGCGCGGGAAGGCTACTGGTTGCTGCATTACGCGCTCAAGGGCGAAGCACATCGCCTGGCGCGCCGCGAATGTTGGGCGATGCACGTGCCCAGGGAGAATGGTGAGCGTCGTTTTTTTAACGAGGATCTCGCCGAACTGGTGCTGATCGAGGACGCAAACAAGCATGTGTTCGCGGTCGCACCGCAACTGTGTGCAATCGCCATGGACGTGAGCGAGGCCACCTGGAAACACCAACTCAATGAACCGTTTTGCTCGCTTAAGGCGTCCTATGGACGCTGGCTCGATACCGCGCGCGGCGTCATTGGAAGGTGGGTCCGCGCCTCAACCGATCGGTAAATTTGACAATGGCCATACAAATCAGTAAGTTTCGCGCAGAACCTGGTACAGGGAACGTCCAGCACAGATCCGGGCTGCTCTTGGCACCCGCCACCTTCAATCCTCTAGCTACGTTCGTAGTCTGAGCGATGACCCCGTCAGAAATTTACTACCAAAGTCCGCACTGGAAGGCTCTGCGTGCGGAGTGTGTGAAGCGCGACCGTGGCATGTGCACCGTTTCTGGTTGCGGCTATGCCGGCGTAATAGCTGATCATATTGTCTCGCGACAGAATGTCCCTGTGCCGTGCGATTTGGATTGCATCGAGAACTTGCGATTGCTGTGCAGATCGCATGATTCCCAGGTTCGTGAGCTGAAAGGGCGCCGCAGGCAGGGCGGCCAATTTACACTAAAAGGTTGTGATTCAAGCGGCAGATCGCTGGATCCACGGCATCCATGGAATCGGTAGACGTCGTGGCGTCGTTACGAACGGAGAGATGTTCCCGCTGTAAGCAAACGTTCGAATTCACGGTGAAGCGTGGTCGCCGCCGTAAGTATTGCTCAAAGCAATGTCGAGAACGGGCCTCGAAAGGCGTGTCGTTCGAAATCAACCGGGATATCACCTGTATTGTCTGTTCCGCTGTATTCGAGCGTAACCGTCCGTCTCGGCGCTTCTGTAGCGCCGATTGCCGATATTCCTGGTACAGCGGCAGACTGGGTATGCTCAGCATTCGGCCATGCCTGCAATGCGGCCTTGAGTTCAAGCCGTCCAAGGAAGTGCGCCGAACTATCTTCTGCTCCGATAAGTGTCAACGGCAGTACCACGGTAGGCATAGACGGTTGGCGCTGCGGGCAGGCGGTGAAAGCCAGGCTGTCGACCGTCTCAAAGTGTTCGAGCGTGATGGCTGGCGATGCTATCTCTGTCGTCAGCCAACACCAAGGCATCTACGTGGAACCTACGATGCTCGAGCGCCGGAGCTCGAGCATGTCGTCCCGCTCTCACGCGGCGGTGCGCACGCAGTCAGCAACGTTGCCTGTGCCTGCCGCGAGTGCAATAGCAGGAAGCGCAACAGGCTAGTGAGCGAGGTCCGCGCGTCGCTAGGCTTGGCCTAACCAATACGGATCGAAGGTGTGGCGAAGCGGATATGCGTCGTCTAATCCATATGGATCGGGCTCATATGGATAGGGGGTTTCCGAGCTACCGGGCCCCCGGCTGCGCAAGCGTAGTGTGCCGCCGTAAAGTTAAGTTTGACGTTTTGCCCGATTTGAATTGAGCCATTTATGACACGCCAGTCAGCAGAATCGCGGTCTGCCTCCGCCTATTTGGCGGGCAGTGCACCACCGCCACCGCCAAAACATTTGAGCAAAACCGTCGCTGCTGTCTGGACCGATATTGCTGCCTCGAAGCCGCCCGATTTCTTCGACGCCGGCTCTCAGCCGCTGCTCGAACAGTACTGCGTCATGATCATCCATGGCCGCGCACTTAACAGGCGTATCGATCGCTTGGTGAAGGCCGGAGCATGGGAAGAGCTCAAACCGTGGGAAAAACGGCGCAATCAATTGAATGCCACGCTCGCCACACTCGCCACAAAGCTCAGACTGAGCATTCAGGCGCTGGTAGATCGGCGTTCCCGAGGGCTTCTTGAGCGGGGGCAACAACCGGACGGTAAGAAACAAGACCCACTCCTTGGGGGTAGGGCCGTGTGGGGCGATAGCGCGAAGCCGGCAAAGCCGAACTGATGGCGGCGGCCCCGCGCAAAGCGCGCGTCCCGCGGCCGGATCTGCGGCGCGCCGAGAACGTGATCTCGTTCATAGAGCGGTATCTAAGGGTCCCTGACGGCAAAGATGTTGGGAAGCCGGTAAAACTCCGGGATTGGCAGAAGGTAAAGATCCGGGAGATGTATGGCACGGCAACGCGCCAATGCATCTGGTCTATGGGCCGAAAAAACGGTAAGACTTCAATCATCGCGATGATTGTTCTGGCCCACCTGGCCGGTCCCGAATCTCAGCGCAATGCCCAGATCTACTCGGCCGCGCAATCGAGGGACCAGGCCGGCATCGTGTTCGGACTTGCGTCCAAAATGGTGCGCATGAGTCCGGAGCTGAACGGCATGGTCGTCGTGCGCGATTCAGCCAAGGAACTCTTCTGCCCGGCCACCGGTGTGCGTTACAAGGCGCTTTCGGCCGACGCGACGACTGCGTATGGGCTCTCGCCGGCGCTCGTAATTCATGACGAGCTCGGCCAGGTCCGCGGTCCGCGGTCGGAGCTCTACGATGCGCTTGAGACAGCGATGGGCGCGCAGGCCGATCCGCTATCGCTCGTGATCTCGACCCAGGCGCCGACAGATGGCGATCTATTGTCGAAGATTATCGACGACGCTGCGACTGCAGGTGATCCCCGGCGCAAGGTATTCTTGTTTGCAGCGCCTCCGGAGGCCGATCCGTGGGATGAGGCAACGTGGCACCTCGCGAACCCGGCGCTTGGCGATTTCCTCGATATCAAAGAATTTCGTAACGCCGCGGCAGTTGCGAAAAGGCTGCCAGCTCAAGAGGCGGCATTTCGAAATCTGAATCTTAATCAGCGGGTTGCGGCCGAAGATCACTTCCTGGCGCCCGCCGTATGGGCACTAAACGAAGGTGAATCGGATCTCTCGGTTCTGGATGATGGTGACGTATACGTCGGCGCCGATCTATCCTCAACACAGGATTTGACGGCGATCATTGCCGGCGCGCGCGATGCGAAAGGGGTCTGGCATATCCGCCCTTGGTTTTTCCTACCCGAGGATGGCTTGCACGAGCGAGCACACCGAGATCGCGTGCCGTATGACCTCTGGCGTGAGCAGGGCTTTTTGACGACGACGCCAGGAAAATCCATCAATGAGGACGAAGTAGCGGCCGTCGTGGCGCCCGTGCTGAGAAAACTCAATGTGCGTGGATTCGGCTATGACCGTTGGCATTTTGCAAGTTTGCAGCGGGCGTTTGCACGACTTGGTTGGGAACCGCCGTTCCTCGAAGATTTCGGCCAAGGCTTCAAGACGATGACGCCGGCGCTTAAGGCGCTCGAGTCCGTCGCGCTCGAAGGCAAACTGCGGCACGGTAAGAATCCGATCTTGCGCATGTGTGCGGAGAACGCGCGCGTAGTTATCGACGACGCGGGTAACCGCAAGCTGACCAAGCGCCGTTCGACGGGGCGCATTGACGGCATGGTGGCGCTCGTGACCATGATCGGCACGGCCGCGGCGCCGGTGGATGATCTGGCTTCGATATACGAATCGCGCGGCCTGATGATTATTTGAACCCAAATTCGAGGTAACAGCCGCATGGTGATCGCGACACGTATTGGATCCGCGATCCGCGGCATGGTCCCTGGTTTAGCTTCGCTTACGGAAACTGCTTTCCTCCTGGGTGGCGCGACCCTGATCGCCTTCGGCGCCTACCAAGTGTATGCGCCGGCGGGGGACATCACTGGCGGTGTGCTGCTCATTGCCGGGACCATTCTGCGAGCGCGCGGGAAGGATTGATGAGTCTCGCGACGAGCATTGCGCGCGGCATGGGCGCGAGGATTTCGCGCACCAGTGATACGACCACGGATGCGCTCAACTGGGGCGACTGGGGCTGGTCCGTCCCGACGGCCGCCGGCGTCTTGGTCAACCAGGCCTCGGCGATGCAGGTATCTGCCATCTACGCCTGCGTGTCGATCATCAGCTATGACTTGGCCAAGCTCGGCGCTTCGATCTTCCGCGGGGAGCGGCGCGGCAAGCGGCAAAGGGCGGCGGATCACCCTCTCACGCCCCTGCTGCGGACACCCGCTCCATGGCTTACGTGGTTCGAATTCTGCGGCATGCTGCAGACAAGCGTGCTGCTGCGAGGCAACGGCTATGCCGTGATCCTACGCAATAGCCGCGGCGCGCCGACGATGCTCGTGCCGATCAATCCGGACCGCGTCGCCCTGTGGGAGGCGCAGAACGGCGAATTGTTTTACATGGTCACGCGCTCAGGCCTCCATGAGATGGCGGTCCTGCGCAATGAGCCGCTGTTGATCCCGGCCGAGGATATCTTTCATCTCAAGGCCTTGACGATGAACGGGTTGCTCGGGCTCTCGCCGATCAGCCTGGCGCGCGAATCGATCGGTCTGGCGATTGCGCAAGAGCAGCTCGCCTCGCGCTGGGCAGGGAACAGCGCGAAGCCCAGCGGTATCTTGACCACCGAGCAGAAACTCACCCCGGAGGCCGCAAAGCGCCTGGGTGAGGACTGGAAGACGTTGAATTCCGGTCTGTTCAACGCCGGCAAGACTGCGATCCTCGAGCAGGGCCTGAAGTGGCAGCCGCTCTCGATGACGATGCAGGATATGGAATTCATCGCATCGCGGGAATTCCAGCTCGCCGAGATAGCCCGAATCTATCGGATGCCTCCGCACATGCTCGGCGTTCAATCTCGCACGAGCGGCAACAGCATCACGCAGTTGGCGCAGGAATACCTGAACTACACGCTATCGACTTGGATCGAGATGTGGGAGCAGCGCATCCCATTTACCTTCGATCTGGACCCGGACGAGCTGTTCATTGAATTCGACGTAGACCGGTTGCTGCGCGCGGACATCCAGACACGGTTTGCGGCGAATCGCGTGGCCCTGGGTGGCACCGGCTGGCGGACCATCAACGAGGTGCGCGCGGATGAGGGTATGGAAAAGGTCGAAGGCGGCGATGAGGTCTTCCGGCCGGTGAATACCGCGCCGCTGATGTCGGACGTATTCCAAGGAGCGCCGGACCCGTCGGATACGACCGTGCCGGGCGACGACAACCCAGCGCCAGACCCGCATGCGTCGGGCCCCGGCAGCGATCAAACCGGACAGGGTGCGCCGGGCGGCGGCCGACCACCGAAAAAAGGATTGAAGAAACTATGACGCGTCGCCTATTGACCATTGACGAATTCGCGAAGCTGCCGGAGCAGCAGCGCGATGGTCAGTCATGCGCGATCTCGTCGGCCTCACTGCTTACGCCCGAGTTCGGCGAAAGCGGGCGCACCATCACATACACACTGTCGACGCCGGAAGTGGGTCGCGATATGCATACGGTGGCCGCCAGCGCCTGGCAGCTCGATAACTTCGAACGGAACCCAGTGTTTTTGTGGTTCCACGATGATTCACAACCGCCGATCGGCCGGATGATCGACATCGGCGATGTGAATGGGTCGCTGAAGGGCACCGTTGAATACGCCGATCGTGACTTGAGCCCGTTCGCCGACATGATCTATCGGATGGTCAAGGCGCGTTATATCAACGCCGTCTCGACTTCTTGGCAACCGCTGGCGTGGAACTTTTCGCGCGACAAGGGCCGCCCCGGCGGCGTCGATTTCAGCAAAGTCGATTTACTAGAAGTGAGTCAGGTCCCC